CGGTAGAGCTTGTCAAGCTGCCACGCGTGAAGGACAGCCTCAACAGCATAGACCTTTCGTATGAGGTGGAATTGCTGTCCTCCGGCTACGTAACATTCGATGCAGGGAGCAATGACACGTCAAGCGTCTATGTAAAAAGCACAAAAGACGATGACTGGGAGAAATACACAGGTCGACGCGTTGATTTCGGCAGTACAGGAATATATGCCGTCACGGCAGACAGCACGTCAGACCCTGTCCTTCGCATCTATGCCACTGCCGTAGGACAGTACAGGTTCACATACACAGACCCTGATAGCGGAGAGAAGACGAGTGTTGTACGTAGCGAGGCGAACATCTATTACGATGGAAGCGCATGGGGCAGTGATGAGTACAAGTCCATAAAGAGCGGCGACGAAAGCTGGCACACGGTTAAAATAGAGATACCCATCCGCAACCAGTACGGAGAAATCGTTGAATACCGAAGCTGGACTTCTCCTATATTCGTAAGCAAGGAAGAATACGGCGATGCGGATACAAGGTACAGCGTATCACTGGGTGTCCTTATTTATTTCAAGCTCAACCTGTCAAGGACATACACGACAAATAAATGTCCTATAGTGTACGACATATTCGTCAACAACCAAAACGAGACATGGCTAACGAATGGCAACACTTTGACATTGCCGCTTGACGGTGGATATGTATCAAAGTTCGCATGTCCTGAAGATTTTGATTATTTAAGTGGCGACAGCTATACGCTGGATTGCAGCATTTACAATGCAATCAGTTACACGGTGAAGAAATTGGTTGGTACAGAAACGGTGTCAACTGCGAAATTATCCGTGAATCTCCGCACCTACTATGATGATGAGCGAATTACGGAAAACACCACGCTGACATTCACGAAAAGCGAAGCTGGGCAGTATCATGTGTTCAAGTTTATCGCAGATCTTGTCAACGAAGAGGGAGATGTCGTGATGAAATTACGCAAGAAAGTGTACTGGTTCGTGTCGGCGGTAGACAAAAGTGTGATAACGGACGATTTCGGCGATGAGCATGACGGAGACGAGACAACAAAAGTAAATGATGTGACTATCAGCGGAGACACGAAAATAGGTGATTGTGTAGAGCATACATATACACTTTCTTATTCTCCAGCACATGCAGATGTAGAAGCGGCATCAGTCGAGGTTACGACATCTGAAAGTACGCCTGTGCTTAATGTGTCAGATATTAGTATAAACGGATTTACATTGAAGGCGGACTCAGTCCCAGAATCTGATAGCAGCATCACGATAACAGTTAAAGTAATGCTTTCAGATGGAACGTCATTCACAAAAGGAAAAGATATATCGCTCTACAAAATGTCTCTGCTCCTCTATAAAAATCGCATGAGCGGGACAGATGGAGATTTCTACGATTTTGATGCGGTCAACGGCTCAGGAAGTTTCGAGTTGTGTCCTGTAATTTCACAGACGGGGAAAACAGCCACAACGATAAGAGCATCTTCCACAAATAGTTCTGTTTCTGTTGAATGTACTAAATATAACGGCATACCTGTTTTCCGTATTTCGGTAGAAGGAATTACCTCAGATGAAACGGCGGATATTACCGTCGTAGCGGAGTATAACGGTGTTCAGATTACGAGGACGGTTACTGTTATAGCGGTATATATTGGAGCATATGATACAGATAAATTGGATGAAGAAAATGTATTAATAGCTGATTGTAACGGCTTTTTCTATAGTCAAAGCGAATACGAGAATTCGGGGCTATCATTAAATGACGTGGAAGGTATCGCTGTCTCCGATGGAACTCATCGGTTTGTCATTGCGAAAGAAGATGCCAACGGCACAGCGTATGGATTTGGTGGCAAATCTATTGAAATATCGGGATTGCCTACAGATGAGTCCGACTTTGATGGTGAAGGGAATACTCTGAAAATCATAGCTGCTATAACAGAACCAACAGCTGGTTTTACAGAATCTCCTTATAGCGCAGCTGCAATTGCCAACGCATACACTTTCCCATCAGGAGAAAAAGGTTATCTTGCATCCTATGGTGAATGGACTGTGGTAAATACCTATCTTGGAATGATAAATAAATTGTTGACAGCCATCGGTGGAGAAAAACTGTCAAAAGTTTGGTGGGTTTCCACAGGATGCACAGACAATCTAAAAGCGCGTCGGGTTTATTATTATTCATCAGGTGGCTATTTGAAATTTCAGATAGAAGGAAGAGGTGATGTTCTTTCTTACGTAAGACCGTTCCGAAATTTCTAACAAAGCAAGTAAAAGTACATAATATGTCAGACACAAAGGTTAAGATAATAGACATTCAAGTGCGCTACAAAGATGCGGTGGATGGGATAGCCAAATACCGCACAGCGATAGCTGAAGCGCAGAAAATCCAAAAGGATTTGAAAAAGGACTTGAAAGACGGCAAGATAACGCAGCAGGAGTATGATCAAAGCATGGCGTCCAGCACAGTGTATATCCGTCAGAACAACGAGGCCATGCGAACATTGCAGAACCAAGTCAATAATCAGATAAAGGCGCAGCAAGAACAGGAAGGCAGTCTCAAACAGCTCCGTGCGGAGCTTTCCAACGCCACGGCCGCTTTCGATGCAATGAGCCGCGCGGAGCGTGAGTCTGCGAGCGGAATGGAGCTGCGCAGCCATATCAATGAGATAACAAAGGAGCTGAAAGGCGCGGAAGAGTCCACGTTGCGCTTCTACCGTAATGTGGGCAACTACCAAGAAGCCACATCTGGACTTGAGACGGTAAAAGTGAAGATACAGGATGTTGGCAAGACTCTCCTTGCGGCTGCTGGTGTGGGAAGTGCGCTCGATTTCGGCAAGGATGTGGTGAAAGTGACGACTGAATACCAAGATGGGATGGCGAGAATACAGGCCGTCACCAACGCAACAACAGAAGACATGAAAATGATGTCCGATGAAGTGCGCAAGCAAGGCAGGGACACCATCTATTCCACTAAAGAGGCTGCTGATGCCATGGAAGTCCTCGCCCGTGGCGGCTTCACTGCGGAGGAGGCGACTGCCGCATTGGGAAAGACCTTGCAGTCAGCGCAGGCTAACACCATTGACCTTGAAACAGCGGCAGACCTTATGATAAGGACAATGCGTGGCTTTGATATGCCTATCAGCGAGGAGGAGATGGAACATGCCAACGATGTGCTCGCAAAGACAGCGGCAAGCTCTGCGACAAACGTGGTGGAGCTTGGGGAGGCGCTGAAAAATGCGGCACCATTCGGACATGCGTTAAAGCAGCCGATAGAGGAGGTTAACGCGGCGTTGGGGGTTCTTGCTGACGTGGGTATCAGAGGGGCAGATGCAGGCACGGCACTGCGTATGGTAATTCTCGGTCTATCAACATCCACGGCGAAACAGCAGAAAGTTTTCAAGGAGTTCGGCATAGACATCAGCCAAAGCTCACTTGAAGCAGATGGACTGACAAAGACTTTGCAAAAGCTGAAAGCAAGCGGCATTATGGAGGCATCAGACTCCGCAAACAAACTCGCCGATGTGTTCGGACGCAGGGCGACACCGCAGGTTATGGCTCTCGTGAATAATATAGACCAGCTTGACAGCAAGCTCGGAACATTACAGAATGCGCAGGGAACAACGGAAAGGATGTTCAATCAGTCATATAGCGATATGTCCGTTGCCTTGTTTGAATTGGACTCGGCATGGGAGGCTTTCAAAATAGCCATCGGCGAAAGCAACAATGATGCGTTGCTTGCTCCCATGAACGGATTGACGGAGATTATAAAATGGCTTGAGGAACACTTGCCTGAAGTTTCCAATTTCATTGTGTCCTTGCTCGCCTCGGTCAGCTTTGCGAAACTGGTAAGCCAGGCGCAAGCGTCTTTTACCACGATAAGGAACTCGGCCGTTACCAATGCGGAGGCGGCGAGTGCCACAGTCAAGACATTGCAGCAGCAAGAGATAACCTTGCGCAAGACCGTGGCGTCCCAAACCGTTGCCATAGAGAACGCAAGCGGAACGGAGCGCAAGATGATAGAGGCGAGGCTGCTTGCCAACAAAAGGGAACTCGCCAATACGGAAAAGGCTCTTGTAAAGGTGAAGACGGCGGAGATACAGACGTGGGAGAAAGCCGCAGCGTTGAACTCTGCATCCGCATGGAAGAGCGCGATGGCGGCTTGCAGCGTGGCGGTAAAAGGATTTGTAACAGCGTCAAAGACAGCACTCAAAGGCTTTGTGTTCACTGCCGTCATCATGCTCGCTTTCGAGGCCATACAAAAGCTGTTCAGCTTCATTGACACGTCATCGGGCAGCACCTTTGGAAAGATAACATCTGCCGTTACAGGGTTCATCAAGAAAGGACTGAACATGCTTGTAAACGCCGTAAGCAGTGTAGTGGGATGGTTCAAGGACTTCACGGAGAACAGTCGTCTCATGCAAGTGGCGTTGCTCGGATTGAAAACCAATATGAACATCTTGGGCGTGGTATTCAAGACCGTATGGACTATCTTTAAAACTGGGCTGAAACAGATAGCGGCCTCATTCAAAGGTCTTATCTCAATTGTCGGAGGTGTGGCGACAGCGTTGGAAGGGCTGTTCACCCTTAACTGGAATAATATCAAGAGAGGCATAGGGCAAGTTGGCACTGCTGTGACGAACTTTTGGAAAGATGTCACATCTAACGCAAAAGAAGGGACAACAGAGATTGTGAACAGCGCCAAGACAGCCGTCAAAGGAATACAGGAGGCGGGAGAAGACCTTTCGGTGAGTAAGGCGTTTGGAGGGACAGATATTGAAAGGCAAGCGATAAAAGACAGACGCAATATGGAAGCTGCCACTTTGGAAATCACAAAAGAGATAGCAAAGGAGAAAGAAAAGATAAGTAAAAAGGAAATAGAAAATACAAAAAAGATAAACAAGGCACGAGAGGATGGTGATGAGAAAACTATAAAAAGTCTGGAAAAAGAGAACGAATTATTAGAAAAGAGGAAAAAGCATCTGTCTTTGGAAGAGACAAAAGACCAAATGATCTATGAAAGAGCAATGGAGAAGAATGGCACACCCGTAGACAAAGGGAAGAAAATGGTTATCACGAAACCCGCTGAAAGTCATTCACAAACCGTAACAACAGAAGAAAGCGTAAGCGAATCGCCAGAGGCCAGTGTAAGCGGCGGCACTGGCAGCACTTCAGATGAAAAAGCGGAGAAAGCCGCCAAGAAGAAAGCTGAGGCAGAGCTGAAAGCCATGCAGGAAGCGGAGCAGTCCATGCT